CGGCGCTGGCAACGAGCCAGAGCCTTGCACCTGGCTCAGTTCCCTTTGTGCGCGCACTGCAAACGCGAAGGCAAGCTAACGCCGGCGACGGAAGTAGATCACGTGTTCCCGCATCGAGGCGACATACAAAAGTTTTGGTCAAGTCCGCTGCAGTCCCTGTGTTCGATGCACCACAAACGCAAGACTGCATCCGGTCAGTGAGGGCAGGGGGGTCGATTTTTTAGACGAGGTGGCGAGCGTAGACCACGCCGCCGTCTTCCGTGAATTTTTTGGGGAAACGATGGGTGGGGGGGTTCGCAAACGCAAGACCGATGAGGCGGCGGCCGCGGTGGCGGACCCGACGCCGTACACGACGGCGCCGGAGCCGCCAAAACGCCTGGATGGATTTGGGCGTGAATACTGGGTGCGGATTGCTGCGCTGTTGACCAGCAAAAGGGTGTTGACGCCGCTGCATCTGGAGGCGCTCGAGACGCTGTGCGACCAGTGGGCGTGCTATGTCACGCTCAAAATTTGGCTTGGTGAAGATGCCAGCAGGTGGACGACTGTGACGGAGACGGGGTATGAGTCGGAGTCGGTGCAGGCGCGGGCGATGGGGAACGCACACCGGAATCTGCTGCGGCTGTGGGCTCACTTCGGGCTGACGCCGCACGCCGAATCTCGACTGTTGCCGGAGCGCGGACCGGGGACGAAGGGGCACAATCCGGCGGGGATGTTAATGGACGCCGCCGACGAAAAGACTCGGTACGATGAACAACACAGGCCGCCCAAGTGATCCGTGACTACCCGCCGGCAGACTACTCGATTGATGGAGCTCAAGCGCTGGGCCAAGCGCGATGGGTGGCTCAAGCATCTGCGTCAAGGGGAAGGTGAGGCGGCGGACGAACGGGCGCTGCTCAATGGCTGTTGGTTCGTCCCGGAGCGCGGTCAGCATGCGATCGAATGGATAGAGTCTCGCTGCTGTCTGGTCGAGGGGGCTTGGCGCGGGAAGCCGTTTGTCCTGCAGGACTGGCAACGGGATTTCTTGTTTCGGCTTTTTGGCTGGGTGCGCTGGTCGCCGGAGTGGGAACGGGTTGTCCGGCGATTTCGGTGGGCCTATGTGGAGGTGCCGAAAAAAAACGGCAAGAGTCCACTGCAGGCGGCGGTCGGGTGTTACCTGCTGTTCGGCGACGGGAATCAATCGGCCCGAATCTTTTCGACGGCGACGGCCAAGAAGCAGGCGGCCATCGTGCACGGCGCGGCGATCCAGATGGTCGAGGCTTCTCCGGCGCTGTCGCGGGTTGCGAAAATCAGGACGCAGGATGGGTACAAGGCGATCGAGTATCCACTGCTGGGCGGCAAGTGGACGATTGCGGCGGCGGACGCGCGGACGGCGGACGGCTTCAATGGGCATTGCCTGGCCGACGAGTTGCACCGGTGGAACGACTGGGAATTTTGGGCCACGCTCCGATGGATGTTGGCCGCGCTGCCTGAGGGGCTGTTCTTTGCGATCACCACGGCCGGGGCGTCGATGGATTCGATTTGTCGGACCCAACACGACCGAACCAAAGCAGTCAACGAGGGGCGTCAGTGGGACGATCAGTTCCTCGGGCGGATCTGGGCGGCACAGCCGGAGGACGATCCACACGACAAGGCCACCTGGCTGAAGGCAAACCCGAGCTTGGGGACCGACAAGCGGGCGATTCTCAAGCTGTCGGATTTTCGGGCGGACTACCAGGCGGCGGTCCAGGATCCTACCCAGTGGTCCGACTGGTTGCGTTTGCGCCTCGGGATCTGGAAGACGGCCGAGTCGGCGTGGGTGGACAAGCTGGGCGGCATCCAGCGATGGGACGCCGGGACGCCGGCGCGTGACCGCAGCCGCAAGCAAATCGATTGTTTCGAGAGTTTCACGGCGGAAGATCTGCGCGGGTGGCCGTGTTGGTTTGCGTTCGATGGGGCCACGCATCACGACACGTCGTCTGCCGTGTTCGTGTTTCCGGACCCGAAACAAAGCGAGGTGTTTTGGGTCCTGCCCTACTATTGGCTCCCGGAGAGCGAGGCGGCGCGACTGGGGGCCAAGGTGCCGTACCAGTACTGGTCAGAGCAAGGTCTGATCAAGTTGACGCCTGGTGATGCCATCGACTTCGACACGGTCGAGGCTGATCTGCTGGCGCTCTGCGAATTGTTCGACGTGCAGGCGTTTTGTTTTGACGCGCTGTTTCAGGCGGAGTGGCTTACGCAAAAGCTGGCTCAGAAAACCGGGCTGGAGCGTATCCAATTTCGGCAGACGATCATCCAGTTTTCGCCGCCCATGAAGACGTTCGGGCGGCTGATTTGCGAACGCAAGATCCGGCACAACGGGCACCCGATCTTCACCTGGCAGCTTGGCCAGCTGAAGTGTTACGAGGACTGTAACGGCAACCAGCGTCCCGTGCGGCAGAAGCGCGGTGACTATCGGACGATCGACGGAGTAGTAGCGGCCATCATGGCCTTCGGGCTGGCGACGGCCGGCGAGACGGACAAGCCCACGTGGTACGACCGCGACGATAACGAGGTGGAGTTTCTCTGATGCTCGGATTCCTCCGGCGAATGTTCCGTCGCACGTCTATCCACAATCCGAGCGTCTGGGATGTGCTGTACGATACCACCGAATCGCACTCTGGCGAGACGGTCAACTGCGACTCAACGCTCTCCGTCCCGGCCGTCTGGCAAGCTGTGGGGATGATCTCCGGCGACGTGTCCAAGCTACCGCTGGAGGTCTATCGTCGTGACGGCAAGGACCGCCAGCCGGACACCAAGCACCCGGCGCGGTTGATCATTCGGCCAGACTGTTGGGCCAACGCGGATCTATCGGGCCTGATCTTGTGGCGCCGCGCGATGGTCCACGCGTTGCTGTGGCCGCGTTCCTACGTCTGGGTCGATCGAGACGAGGCCGGCCGGCCAATCGGCCTGTACAACCTGCTGCCGGACCGGACGTCAATCGAGGACGTCGACGGCCGCCGGCTGGTTGTGTCGGAGATCGGCGGCAAGCTGTATCCGTTCGAGCCACGCGATACGATCATGATCGAGAACATCAGCCTGTCGGATGACGAGGGCTGGGGGCCGATCAAGGCCGCGCGCCACAACATCGGGCTGCAGCTGGCCAAGCGGAAATTTACGAGCCGCTTTTACGGCGCCGGCTGTCACGCCGGCGGCATCCTGCAAGTTCCGCCCGGGGCCAGCGAAAAGGCCGTCAAGAAGATTGGGGACTCGATCGAGACACACCGCTCTGGCGGCGACCAGTCTTTCCGTGCCCTTGTGTTGCGAGACGGATTTAAATGGCACCAGGTCACGATCAATCCGGACCAAGCCCAAGCCGGCGAAACCGAAGAGGCCGAGATCCGCAACGTGGCCCGATTCTACCGCATGGCGCCGTCGCGGCTGGGGGTCAAAGAATCGATCTCCTACAACTCCGAGGAGGCGGCCAGGCGAGCGTATCACGACGAGACGCTGTCGTATTGGCTTACCCAGATCAAGGCGGAGTGCACGCTCAAGCTGCTCACGGAAGCGCAGTACGACGCCGACAGCCATTTTGTTGACTACAACATCCACGCCCTGAACTGGGCTGACACCAACACGGTGATTTCGGTCGGGGTCCAGGGAGTCAACGCCGGAGTGTTCAACCGCGACGAGGTCCGGCGGTGGTTCAACATGGGTCCGCTGCCGGATGGGGCCGGCGAGAAATTTTTGCAGCCGCTCAACATGGGCACTGTCGGAGACGAGCCGGACGATCCTGCGGAGCCGGACGATCCGCCGGAGCCTGACGAGAACGATCAGCAGCGGGCCGCCGTGCTGGCCGCCTGGACGCAGCTGGCGACGGAGACCCTGGAGCGGGCTGCCCGCCGGCTGGCGACGGGCGGCACGCCGGAGACGCTGCAACGCCAGGCCGCCGCGATGTGGGAACCTGTCGGCAACCTGGCCTCGGCGATGGGTCTGGGCGCCGGCGACGCGGTGGGGCGGCTGATGAGTGGCACACCGCCGACGGCGATCGTCGGCGAGATCCTGGGGAGTAACCAAGCATGACCAAGGTTTTCCAACGATACTGCAAACGCGGCGTCCAAGTGCAGGAACGCCGCGAAAACGAGCCGGCCAAGATCGAGGGGTACGGCGCCGTGTTCTACCGGGACGGCGATCCCGGTACCGAATACGAGCTGTGGACCGACGTTTACGAGCGGATCCTACCCGGCGCGTTCGGCGACGTCGGCCAGCTGGACGTCCGCAGCCTGTTCAACCATGACAGCAACTGGGTGCTCGGCCGGACCAAGAGCAACCCTGCCACGCTGTCCCTGTCGGTCGATGACGTTGGCCTGCGGTACGTGATCACGCCGCCGGACACGCAAGCCGTCCGGGACCAGGTCCTGGGGCCGATCGACCGCGGCGACGTGGACGGGTCTTCATTCATGTTCTGGGTTCGCAGCGCTCGCTGGATCACGGAAACTCGCGACGGCCGCGACATCGACGTGCGGCAGCTGGAGGCCGTGGACCTGATCGAGGTCGGACCCGTCACCTTCCCTGCCTACACCGGGACAACCACGGGCGTCCGCGTCGCCGGCGATTTGGAGGAGATCCGCCGCGATTACGATCGGCACAAGGCCGCACGCCGCGACGCCGACGCGGCCGCCTGGGTCGCCGTGCAACGCAGGCTTCGAAGGGTAGGCTGATGCTGACTCGCGACATCGCCAACGATCGGCTCTACGTGGATGCGCGGTCCTTCCGCCTGCGCAACACGGTCTGGGACGATCTGCGGATCTTGCCGACGACGTTTGATTTTGCGGGCAACGCGGATCCCGTCGTCGTCGGGTACCAGCCCGGTGGCAGCGGTACGACGTTTCGCCTGTACGAGTTTGCGGTCAACGACGAAGGCTTTTTCACGGTCCAGATGCCGCACGCCTGGAAGGTAGGCACAGCGCTCTATCCGCACGTGCACTGGACGCCCGGGGCCCGGGGAAACGAGGAGGCTGCCAAGGTAGTCGGTTGGAATCTGGACTATTCGATCGCCAGCATCAACGGGCTATTCTACGCGTCTCGGACGATCAGCCTGGCGTCCGCGTGCACAGGCACGGACCACTATCACGAGATCAGCGGCGGAGGCTCGATGCCGATGGACGGGATCGGTCTGTCAGCCATGATCTTGGGGAGGCTGTACCGCACGGGTACCGGTGATACCTGGTCGAGTACGAGCAGCGGCCAACTGCCCCTGTTGCTGGAGCTCGACTTTCATTACGAGATCGACTCACTAGGCAGCGACGACGAGCGAGCCAAGGGGTAGCCATGCTAACCGTGATCGTCCTCGGCTCATCACGGCTGGCTCGCGAGGCTTACGCGACGGCCAGGCGGATGGCTCCCGAGGCACGCGTGATCACCTGCAACCGCGGGCTGGAGATCGAGGCGCACCCGGACTTTTACTTTCTGTCGGATTGCACAGCCTGCCAGCTATTTAGCCGCGCCGGCAAGCAAGCCTCGAAAACAGGTAAGACATTATGCGTCACTTTGCGCAGGGACGCCCAGGCAATGAAGATGCGCACGGTCGACGATTTTGATTTGGTGGTCCGAGAGGGGCATCCATTCGAACCGTTTCAACTTTCGGGCATCTGGTGCCAGGAGTTTGCCATCCGCGTCGTCGGGGCTCAGCGGCTGATCCTGGCCGGCTGTGACGGATACCAGCCGACTGTCGGACTGGGCGATTATTTTCCAGGCTCAACTCGGATTGCCGAATCGGAGGGATTAGGCAAAGATCTTACACGCACGGTGATTGATCCGCTGATGAATCGGATCGTCGCTAAGTATCCGCACGTGTCCTTTTGCTTGGTGGGGCAACCATGTTACGAGATTTGTCTTCCGAACTGGCAGGTGATCGCGCCGTCGCCGTGATTCCGGCACGCGGGGGAAGCAAGGGCATACCGCGAAAGAATCTGCAACGCGTCGCCGGCGTGCCTCTGGTCACGCGGGCAATCAAAACCTGTTTCGCCGCCTCGGCGGTATCCGAGGTCTACGTCTCCACAGACGATGAGGAGATCGGCGACGTGGCGGCCGAGGCCGGGGCCATGATCCTTTGGCGGCCTCCTCAGTTGGCCGGCGACAACACGGCCAGCGAGGACGTGCTGTTTCACGCACTCAACCGGATCGAAAAGCCGCTACCTGCTGTGATGGCCTTTGTGCAGTGTACAGCCCCGCTGCTGACACCAGACGACATCGACCTTGCGATCGCCCGGCTGCAGGAATCGGGCGCCGACGTGGCGATCGCCGCGGCCGAGCATCACGGGTTTGTGGTGCGAGCCGGCTACGACGACCGCATCCGGGGCGTGGGCTGGGAGCTGACGGAGCCGGTCAAACGCCGCCAAGACATGGCGCCGCACTGGGTCATTGCCGGATCTGTCTGGGCAATCAACATCGCTTCGTTTTTGGAGCGCGGCCGGCTGTACAGCGAGAACTGCGTGATCTGCCCCGTGGCTCGCAAGCTGGACATCGACGAGCCTGCGGACCTCGAGCTAGCGAACTTGATCTGCCGAGCGGAAACAAAACGCGCAAACGAACCCGAGGTCTACTATCCGCATTGATAGGTAGGCCCGGCAGTCCGGTGGCCGTCTTCACGACCTTCCCCTGTCGCGGCTTGGTTCGCGGGCCAAGTCTTCACGCGGCACACGCGGCCAGTGTGGCTACCGTTTTGTCAAGCGCGGCCCGTTGGGACGCGGTACACGACAGGGGAATCAACATGGCAAGAAAGCTCACTCTGAGCACCGGTGTGCGCACGTTCCAGGGGCTCAAGGAATTGCGCGAAGCACGCGGCGAGATCAAGGAACAATTCGCCCAGCTGGGCGAAGCCTTCAGCGGCCGCAAGGCGAAGCGCGACGCGGGCGAGGAAATCCCGTTGTGGGGCGATGGCGAGGAAACGCGGTTCGACGCGCTGGGCAAGGACATCGATCTGGTCGACGCGGCGATCGCCGAAGAGGAGCGGGCCAACGAGGTGGCCGTGCGGACGGCTGCCGCGCGGGGCCAGCGTCAGACGCGACCGCCTGGCAGCAGCGGAGCCGGCCAAGACGCCGGCGAATCGCGCATCGTAATCCCCGCCAGCTGCCGGCGAACCGGCTCCCTGCTGGGATTCCGCGCAGTCGAAGACGCCTACGCGGCCGGCCAGTGGGTTCGCGGCGTGTTGTTCGGACACGAGGACGCGCGTAACTGGTGCCGTGATCACCTGCCCGAGGAATCGCGGGCGATGAGCGGCACAGTGCTCAGCAAGGGCGGAGCCCTGGTGCCCAACGCCATGTCCGCGGCGATCATCGATTTGGTGCAGGAATACGGCGTCGCCCTGGCGGAGTGCGAAGTGGTCCCCATGACCACGGACACGCTCGACTGGCCGACAGTGACCGGCGGCGTGACGATGTACGCGGTGGGCGAAAACGACGAGATCACCGAGTCCGCCCCGACCACGGGCAGCGCGGCGCTGACCGCCCGCAAGTTCGGCGTGCTGGTCCGCTACCCCAGCGAGCTGGACGAGGACGCGATCATCGACATCGGCCAGCTGCTGGTCCGCAAGACGGCCGAAGCCTGGTCCGAGAAGCTGGACAAGTGCTTGTTCCTGGGCGACGGGACGTCGACCTACAACGGCATCAAGGGCATCAAGAACGCCTTGGCCGCCGGCAGCAAGTACACCGCTGCCACGGGCAACACGGCGTTCGCCACCCTGGACGCGGCCGACTTCATCGGGTGTATCGGGAAGATGGCCAGCTGGGCCGAGATGGGCGCCAAGTGGTACGTGTCCAAGGCCGGCTGGGCCGCGTCGATGGTCCGCCTGGCCGAGGCCGCTGGCGGGAACACGATCGACACCGTGTCCGCGGGTATGGGCCGCGCCTACATGGGCTACCCGGTCCGCTTCGCGCAGGGCATGAATGCCACGCTCACCGCGCAGACGAGCACGGAGGGGCTCACCTACCTCGGTGACTTGCGCAAGGGCGTGATCATCGGCCTGCGGCGTCAGCTGCGGATGCGGCTGTCGAGCGAACGGTATATGGAATACGACCAGGTCGGATTCCTCGCAACCGTTCGGTTCGACGTCAACGTCCACGACGTCGGGACCGCGACGGCGGCCGGCGGCATCATCGGCTTGGGAACGCCCAGCTCCTGATAGTTGGGACGATTAGCGAGGCGGCCGCGGCCGGCTCGCCGGTGTTGATTCTCTCTGACACTTTTGGGAGCGAGCGATCCATGAATCCTCTACAAGCCACCAAGCTGGCGATCGTCATTTCGCCGGTCGCCATCAAAGACAACGCGGCGTGGACGACGAACGAAATCGACACGCTGGGCTACGATTTCCTGCAGATCATTTTCTTTTTGGGCGCCACCGACATCGCGGTCGCCGAGCTGAAGGTCCAAGAGTCAGACACGTCCGGCAGCGGTTTTGCCGACGTGACCGGTTTGGTCTGCGGCACCTCGACCAACGCGGACGGCGCGACGTCCGCCCTGCCGTCCGCGACGGACGACAACAAGATCACGCTGTTCGAGATCGACCTCCGCGGCCGCAAGCGGTACATCGACCTGTCGGCCACGGCCGGCAACGGCACCGCCGGCTCCTATGCCGCGGCCGTAGCGATCCTGAGCCGGGCGGAGAAAGCCCCGGTTACGGCCACCGAGCGCGGCTGTGACGAGATCCTGCGGGCGTAAGCCCGTTTAACGGCGACCCACCGGGGATCGCGTTTCTGGAGCGATTACGATGCGCGTCGAGCTGCTAAGACACTGGAAAAACTACTCCCCCGGCAAGGTCTTCGATGACATGCCGGAGGGAGCGGCCAACGTCTTGATACGTCGCGGCGTGGCGCGCGAGACCACGCCGGCCGCCAAACCCAAGGCGGCCGGCAAACCCAAGAGGCAGCCATGCGAGGCCGCACAGATTTGAGAGACTTTCGCAAGGGAGTGCAGCAGGCCGCTGACACGGACGCCCGCCGCCGGGCATTCCTGCGGCCGCGGGAAACCGCGATGCTGCAGCGAGCCTTGCGCGTGACGCTGGTACAGTATTACGAGGCCGAGCGACTGGCCGCCGCCTGTATGCCTGCGGAGAGCCCGGGCGAATCGACACACTGAGTACGCTGCCGGCTTGGGCGACTTGCCCCGTCGCCAGGCCGGAGCCAGCGGCCGGACTCTCTGAGTTCGGCCGCGCCGAATGTCAGGGGTTTACCACACCATGCCACGCCGCGCCGCCACCCGTGCCGATCGCAGTCCGCCTCGCGGCGCCGCCAGTCCGCGCCGTGCGCCGCCCGCCGTGCTGGATTTGATTCACGCCGTGCGCCAGCAATCGGCCATCGCCGGCAAATGCTGGGACAAGTCCGAGGCGGCGCTCGAGGCGTTGGTGGACAAGCTGGGCGCCGGCAAAATCGTAGGCATCGAGCCGGGCGTGTTCGCCAAGATCGTCGATCTGTTCGCCGACGCCAACAGCGTCTACGTGCCCAAGGTCATGAAGCGGTACAAGCTGGTCATCTGCGACGCCAACGGCAAGGAGATCCGGCTCCGCGATCGCGTGGGACGCACTGGCAAGGACAAGGGCAAGCCGAGCAAGGCACCGAGCAAGACCAAGAAAGGCAAGTGACATGGACCCCTCCACGCCCCTCGTCGCTCTTGGCCCGTTGCTGCAGTACGGATTCGCCGGATTCTGTTTGATTCAATTCGGGACGTTCGTCTGGCTGGGCCTGCGCGGCATCGAGGTCCTAACGTCCCTGCGGGACGCCCTGGCCGCTCAGACCGCGGCTACCGACGCGGTCAACACGTCAATCGCGGAGCTGCGCAAGGACAGCGAGGCGCATCCCTGCCGCATGACAATCGACCAGTTGCGGGAGTTTATCCGCCGACTGTCGCCACAAGGAGGCGTATGATGTACTCTCTGCGCCGGATTCATGGCGAGGGCGAATCGCTCGAGTTGGCGGTCAGCCTGGCCGAGGCCAAGAAAGAGGTCGAGGTCGCCACGGCGATCACCTATCATGACGATCACTTGACGCGGCTGATCAAGGCGGCCACCCAGCAGGCGATCGTCCGCAGTGGCCGGCAACTGCTGACGGCCACCTATCGATTGACGATCGACTGCTTTCCGACCTGCTACGGCAAGATTGCTCTACCGCTGCCACCCGTCCAGTCGGTCGAGTCGATCAATTACTACGACGCCGCGGGCGTGCAACAGACGTTGGCCGAGACGGTGTACCGGCTGCTGGATCAACGCGAGCCGGCCGAGATCTGCCTGAAATCCGGGCAAAGCTGGCCGACAACCTACGACGAGCCGGACGCCGTGGAAATCGATTACACGGCCGGCGTCTGCGATACCGCGGCCGAGCTGCCGGAGGAATGGGAGTGGTTTCGCCAAGCTATTTTGATCCTGGTCAAGGCGTACTGGATGCGTGACAACGGCCAGCCGTATGAGCAGGAGTTGCGTTGTGCGGACCTGATCCTCGAGGGCCACCGTTGCGGTGACGATTTTGTCGAGTACTGGGACGCTTAGCGATTGGGCGAGGACCGGACATGCCGCGTTTCAACCCGGGCCAATTTCGCCACCAAGTGGACGTCTATTTGCCGTCCACGACGCTGGACGGCCGCGGCCGCCGAACGGGCGATCCGACGCTGATCTTGTCCGGCTTGCCGTGCTCGATCGAGCAGCTGCAGGCGTTGGAGCTGATCCGGGCTCAGAAGATCTGGGCAGAAGCCACGCATCGCGTCCGCTGCCTGCAGGACCCGCTCAACCCGCTGAGCGAACGCCACTATCTGCTGTTTGGAACCGTGGTCCTGAACATCGGCGCCATCGTCGACGCGGATAACACGGGGATCGAGGTCGAGTGTCTGTGCAAGGAAGAGCGAGGCGTTACCGGATCAGTTGGGACGCCGGTCCCGTGGCAACAGCCGACGTGGGTCTATCTGACCGTCGACGGCTCGCTGGTGTTGGTTAAGATCAACCTGGCCGCAACCCGCCCGCCAACAGTTGACGATGATTCCGGCGACGGTTACTCGGTCGGGTCAGTCTGGCTGGACACCTCGACCGGCATCGCCTACGCATGCGAATCGGCCACCGCTGGCGCCGCGATCTGGTTTGGCGGCAGGTCGGTGTACGAAGTGCGAGCTGACTGGGTGTCCCCGTATGCTTACACGGGGACGGCGCCCCTGGGCAGCAGTGAGTCCGTGGCGGTGTGGAACGTGACTCGGACGCAAGTGCTGGAAGATGGGGACGTGACCGTAACTCGCGCAATAGGTATCAAGTGGGCTAGTCGGCTGACGGCCGTGTACATGTAGCCACGGCGACAGTCGAGTAAGCAGGGACCCGGACAGCTCGCATTAGACGTTCATATCCCATGCAGCCCGCTGTAACACACTCGCAGAGTTCCAGCGGCAGCATGCTATTTCGATGAGGTTTTGAAATGAAGTACGAAGATCTAACCACCGAACAGAAGGCCGATGTTAGCCGGTATGACACGTTTTTGCGTGGCATGATTTCTAGTTTATTCGCGCTCTATAAGAAGGCTGGACCGAACCAGTGGGAAGCGTTTGCGAAAGCGAGCGTTGACGGGCCGATGATGAATCTCGACCCGTCTGCAATCATCCCAAACAGCACAGGACTGGCCGGGGCGAAGGATCTGACAGCCGCTGAGTTTGTCGCGCTGCAGACGATGGCCCGACAATTGGTTGATCTGGCGAATCTACAGTTACCCCTGATCGTCAAGGCCATCGGAATAAACGGCGAGTGAGGTAGTCTGTGGGAGCCCCAACCGAATACTACGTTGATCCCGCTGGCGGAAACGATACGACCGGAAACGGATCGATCGGGACACCGTGGAAAACGGTTCAAAAAGCGCTGAACACGATTACAAAAAATACGACCAGCGGCGACCGAATCAACATCAAGGCAGGGACTGCGGACGTACTCGGTGCCGCTCTATCGTTTGCTACCTATGGCGCGGGAGGGGCAACATCTCCGCTGATTTTGCAAGGCTACACGTCCGCTGCTGGTGACGGTGGAATCGGGGAGATCGACGGAGCCGGATCGTATGCGATCTCAGCCGGGAACAACTACACGTTCTATCGCGACCTGAAAATGGGAAATTGCGGTTCTGCCGCCGTTGTGAACGTCGGCGGGGCAGGAAGCTCTTCGCACATCATCAACTGCGAAATTTACGGGACAAGCGGCAACGGGATCAACAGCGGGAATCAATGCTACGTCGACGGGTGCTACATCCACGACATCGGTGGAATCGGAGTGTCGTCAGTGTTCGG